CATGATCACTTTGATATAGGCTTCGTCAATGTCATTCCTGACCGTGAACAAATGTGAGTAGCTTCCTGCCGGGCTCAGCTGCGCATCCTCCGGGAGGCCGGCATAGATCTCCGCCTCTTCAACCTGGCGCTCCCATTCTTCCCACTCATTGTTCTCATATGTCAGATATCCATAATTTGCTGTGATATAGTAACCACTTGCCGAACAGTAATATGCGTCCTCGCCCAGGTATTCCAGGAGCGTATGGACATATGTTTCCTCAAAATCCGGGATGTAATACTCATCAAGCGTACTGTTGTAATAACGTGGGCCCAGTGCTTCAACATATACAAACCCACCAACTGTTATTGATCCGGCTTTGGTCTCCAGCGTTGCATCCCCATATGCGTAGTCACTGGAAATGGAAATACTCCATCCCGCCTCAACACCGCCGATATAAAAGACGATCTCATCCTCCTGGGTGTACCACTGTTCCACAAGCAGGCCGTTGTCGCTTGTTTTGGTGAGCGTATAGGCATATCTGATATCCGCATTTTGGAATACAGTTGTGATCTCTGAGTCACTGTATTTGGTCACTGAATACAGCATCTTCGCCAGAAGATCCCATCCGCCGATCTCGCCTTTGGTGCCGGCGATCGTCAGGCCGGTGATCTTCCCGGTGGCCGTAATGTTCTGTGCAAACAGATCCGCCACATCGATCTTGACCGCCCTTATCGACGCCGGGGTGATGATCTGTCCGTCAAGCGTGTCCGAATTGACAGAAGACGCTGTTCCGAGGTTGTTGAGGGCATACAGAAGCCCATCGGATGTTGTCAACAGAATATGATCAGCGATGAGTGTGCCGGCAGTGATCTTGTCCGCTTCGATCTCCACAGCGTCCAGGAAATCGACCATCTCAGTACCGACCTGCACCGATTTGATGATGCCGGTCCGGACATACATATTGTGGGCGTTCAGTGTGGTCACGTTGGCCAGCGCTATGTCCGCATACCGAATATCGGCTGTCGTTGCTGTGAGGGCTGTGACTTCCAACGTCCCGACACGTGCTACAATGCCGTCGACAGCGTCCTGCATACTCACTTCCGTGATGGTAGGATCTTCTCCCTCTTCGCCTTCTTCGACCTCGATATACACGACATCGTCAGCCTGGACACCATGCACATATATGCCTTTGATAGATCCATCCGTGTTGGTCTTCTCTTCCCACGCATCCGCTGCCTTGTTCAGCCTGTCCTGCAGCTCCTCGAATGTCAGGACCGTGTTGGACAGCTCGCAGCTGTTCTTTGTCGGATTGTCCGGATACTCTTTGAGCTTGACGATCCTCTGGCTGTCCCGCACGCCGGAAACACCGTCGACTATGTCCACGGTGTCGCCGATCTGGAAGGCCAGGAGCGAATACACACCAGACATCTTAGCCAGATCCCGGATCTCAACGCTGTACGAGATCTTAGGTTTTGACAGATCTTCCAGCTTCTTTGTGGCGTCTTCCTTCAGGGACGCCGCGCTCTCATAGCTGGTATCCTCCCAAACAAATGTCCGGACCTTGTTCGAATACTGGAAATTCGTCAGGTAATTGCTCCCGCTGTTCACGGAAGAAATCCGCAAGCCATCCTTTCCGATCGGGAGGATCCGCGTATAGTAGTCGTAGCTGTCCATCGTCGTGCTGAGTTTGGACAGGTTCAGACCTCTGCGCAGGTATGCCCCTTTGTATTCCCCAAGCTCTTCCAGGAAGTACACTATCTTGTTGATCGTGTCATAATAGAACTCGCACATGAACGCGTCCCGGATCTTCTCTATGATCTGCCTGGGGCGGGCATTGAACGTCTGCACGCTGCGGATTTTTGACGCTACATCCTCGTCGACCACAGCGGTCCATCCGGTGCCGGCCAGGGCCGCGTTCGCCATCAGCTGGATCGTTGTGTTCTCCGCAGTGAATTTGTCTATTACATCCGCTTCAAGTGCTTCCAGGTCGAGCTGGCATACCACATCCGTGCCCTCGACGCCCGGGTGAAGTTCCTTAACGACAAACCGGTCAGACTCCGTCTCGATGTAATATTCATTCTGCAGAACACCCGGCGACAGATATGTGAAGGAGAGCGTCTTGTCTGCCGTTTTCAGGTCTGTTTCTATGTTCAGGTCCTCATAGTTCATGAGGTAACTGACAAAGACCTTCGCTGTGTTGTACAGTCTCAGCATATCCGCCTCCTCATACAAACAATGGCCGCACCGTGACCGTTATGGCCATCAGCCTGTTGCTGCAGGTTATGGTCGTCTTCCCGGGCTTCAGTGCGGGCAGCTCCCACATGTCTACCATCTTGAGGGAGCCGTCTTCCGTGATCAGCCCGGTGATCCCGTCCAGGACGATCTTTTTATTCTGTGTCACGTCCGGGATCGCCACCGGCATATCCGCGCCCGTTACCGGGTTGCGGCAGATACCGGTCAGCGTGATCTCCGACGCAGTGATCCCCGGCGTAATCTCGACCACGCAGGGAGATGCGGCCGTGCCGGGATTGATCATATCCAGTGTCACGTTGCTCGTCGTCTGGGTGCCATCTTCCGAGATATCATCCCCATACTCATAGCACTCAAATTCCAGATCCAGATTGTGCCATCTCTGTTTGGCCACTTCAGTCTCTTTGTGCGACTTCAGTACCCCGCAGAAATGATGTGCATTCTTATCCAGGTCGATCGTCACCGGACCGGTAAACAAACCGAGGAGCTCCGACCTCTTTTCCAGGATCGCGCTCCTCGTTTTTCCCTTTATGACCAGTGTGATACTGACTGATTTGAAGCCCGGCGTACAGATCCCCATGAACGGCAGGACATCGCCGGTTAGCCATTCATTGGAAAATTTGAAGCTCTGATGACCGACCGTCACGCGGTGCTGCCTGGCTCCAAACTTCCGGATATCTATTCCGTTGATTTTCATACCCGCATCCTCCTGCTCCTTCTGGCCATCTCTATCGACATGTTATCAGACATGGCCTTGGTGACAAGGTCTTTGTCCAGGTATGTGTTCCTGCTGTCCTCAATGTGCGGAAGGTATTCGGCCATCAGGTTGAACATCTTCTGCAGCAGTCCTTCACCTGTGTTACCACCACCGGCCGTTGCAGGGGATACCGCTGTAAGCCTGCTGTTCAGTACCGCAGCGCTTGCCGTGGAACCGACCATCTGGCCAACATAGGCACTCATGACCGCCTGCTGCCGGTTAATCTGCGCCAGGAATTGAGCCGGCGCAACCGCTCCCCACTGCCACAGGTTTTCCGTCAGGTTCGCCGGGACGATAGCTGAGCTTGCCGGGATCCTGGTCAGCACGGCATTGTCCGCCCTGCTGATCACCATCTCTGACCCGAGGCCTTCCTCATCCATCCATACCGGGACATGTTTCGTACCGGACCGCCAGCCTTTCGCCCTCATCGCGTTCAGGATGGCTGTTCTCTGTGCTCCTGTGGAATTCTTGCTGACAGACACGCCGAATAGTTTTCCAAGTTTTTCTAATATCGCGTTATTTTTCATTTCGCCTATATCATATCCGAAAGTTTCAATGATATGGTTTCTTAATGAAGCATACGAACTATTCGTTTTGCTCGTCTTCTTTCCGGCTGATACGATAGCCTTTATCTTATCCCCCCACTGCGCTTTCTCAACTGCCGCTGCCTGTGCGGCTGCTGCAGCCTGTGCTGCGGCCTGTGCAGCTGCTGCTGCCTGCGCTTCTGCTTGCTGTTGCTGCGTCTGCGCTGCAGCGGTCTGTATTGCTTGGGCAGCAGTCTGGTTGCTGTTTGCAATTGCCTGGACAATGGTTGCAGTCTGATCAGATGCAATCGATCGAATGCTCCCAGCCAGTGATGCTACCTGTGCATTCAGGTTTGTATTCACCCCGGCTACAGCCTTTGTGTACTCATTCGTCAGGGTTTCTATCTCGTTGGATATACGGGTGGCCAGGTCCTGTGTATCATCGGTTGCCTGCTGCCTGGCCAGGTCCATCTTCTTCTGGTATGCAGTATTGTATTCTGCAAGTTCCTTATCAGACAGACTGTTCAGCGCATAGATGGCAGCCGATTCATTCGGGCCCTTCTGTGTCAGCTCTTCCATCAGGTTATCACTGAGGATCCCCCTGCCTCGGAGTGCCGTAAGCTGTTCCATCCAGAACTGATATCCTTCAGCCTGGGTCTTCAGGTTGAACAGCAGCTCCTGGCCTGTTGCTGCTTCCGATGTATATTCGTCAAACAGGTCGAACGCGCCGGCAATCTCGTTCATTCTGTCCGTAATGGCCGTCTCAAGTTCTTCCCGTTTTTCCTTTATGGAATCATTGTAGTCGTCTTCCAGGTCTTTCAGTTTGTCATAATATCTTTTCTTTGCGTCCAGGTATTTCTCGTCCGCTTTCAGCCGGTCTTCCGTACCTTGTGCGTACTGCTGACGAACAATATCCCAATAATCCATCAGTGCTTTTTCCGATGTCTCCTGATAGATCTGGAAGGAATCGAGCAGATCCGATGCCACATCAAATCCGCCGATCTTTTCCTTGAGGTTCTTTATCTTCTGCGCCGCCTGGACATAAGCTGTGGTTCCCTTTTTCAGGGAGGCCTGGACTTTCTGCCAGTAGGCAAGCTCAGCCTCGATGCTCATGTCCTCGTTCATCGTCAGGCGGTCAAAATAGTCCTGCGCTGCGGACAACACTTCGCCGTAATAAGTCTCCGCGTCCTTCTTAACTTTCTTCTTTTTCTTTCCGGATCCGGTGGTCGTATACAGGCTGACGCCAAATCCGGAATTGATCAGCGCCTGCTCATATGCAGCTGTTCCCTTCTGGGTGACCTTGGCCACCTGCGTCCAGAAGTATTTCTCATTGGCCAACGTCGTCTTGTGGCTCTTCTTGTATTTCTGCAGCCACTTAGTCGCGGCGAGGTATGTGTTGTTGGAAAGATCCTCCGCAGCTGCACCGACTACGCCTTTGGTCTGCTTAATACCAAACGCCATACCTTTGCCGATCTGATGGCCAACTTCCTTCTGGAATTTCTTGGAAGGTGATTTAATATCCAGGGCTCGTTTTGCCGCTGCCAGTGCCTGGGCTGCCATATTTGCAGCGGCGCTAATGGCGTTGGACTGCCCCAGAGCGATACCTGTGGCCAGACCGGCGGCCATATTGGAACCGACTCCCTGCCATTCACCGACTGTGTTATTGGCAGCGATCCTCGCCACATCAGCCACGGTTTTCCCTGCCATATTTGCCTGTGTTGCACCAGATGTGATGCCTGACGCGAATTTCTTTGCGGCATCCGCTCCGGTGGTCGAGAACGCATCTGTCTGTACTGCGGCTGCAGCGGCTTCCGTTACTTCCGTGAGTGCTGTAACGACCTCTTCCTGGCCCTCGCGCACTCCATTCGCAAGCGGAGTGGTAAATGTTGTCTTGGCGGCCTCTGTCATTGCGCTGGATGTATCTGCAGATGTAGCAATGGACTCAATAAGCTGATCATATGCATCTTGGACATCTGCCGTTCCGTCAGCGATCGCTTCGGCCAGACCATCAGGTATATCGGCACCGGCTTCTTTTGCTACGTCAAGCACACCCTCCATGGCCCCGGTAATGGCTCCATTCAAGGCACTCTCGACCTCGCTTTCGTTCAGCTCTCCTTTTGCAATAGATTCCGTAAGACCGTCAGGGATGGTTGCACCGACCGATTGAGCCGTCTCAACAAGTCCCTGGATCTTCGACTGGATCTCTGCGTCTGCTCCGGAAAGACCGGTGTTTATCGCGTCAGACAGGGCTGAAAAATCTGCATCACTGGATCCGAGAGATCTAAGGCCATCAGCCAGGGCCATCCGGTCTCCCGCAATCATCCGGGCAATATCGTCCTGCATGTTCATGGCCTGGACATACCCATTCGACCATTCTGTCAACAGTTCCGAGCCGTTATCCTGCTCCAGTGTCTTAACAATGTGCTGAAGTACATTGGCGCCCTCTGTGCCCATGCCCTCCAGATAATCCATGAACTCCGGAGCGATCTCTTTTCCGACATGCTGAGCCACGATCTGAAGGTTGTCAGAATAGTTCTGCAAGCCCTCGATCTGTGACTTCATGTGCGCATTCATTTCTTCGACTGTCTGATCCGTTCCTCCGGAAAAATCCGAGAACAGGTCGAAGTTCATGGAACTCCTTGCTTCACTGAGCAGGTTGTTCCAGGCGTCTTTAATACCCTGGGCGGATGTCTCGACCGCGTTACGGTATCTCTCGACGTCAGCCTTCATCCTTTCCGTCATCTCCGAAAAGCTAGCTTTCAGCTTCTCAGTGATACCCATTTTATCGTTGAGCCCCTGCAGGCTCGTGATCACAGCCCCGGCGATCACTCCGAATGCCTTAATGCTGTCTCCGGACTCCTCGAAAGACTCACCGGCTTCTTCTGCTTTTTCTCCGGTTTCTTCTGTCTCCTCTTCAAGTAGGCCCATAGCCGAAAGAACGCGGTTTATGATATCCGGCTGGTTCCCCAATTCTTCAGTCGTCTCCTTGACGCCTTTCCGCAGGTCACGCCACGCACCATAAGCCTTATGGTGTGTCGACTCCGCTTCTTTGAGCTTTGCCTCACTGTCAGATATCGCATCCTGCCAGCTCGTCTCGCTTGTGACCAGGATGCCAAGATCTTCAGCATATTTGATGATACCGGCTCTTGTCTGTAATGCTTCTTCGCGCTCTTCCTCTGTTGCCATCGTATCGTTGATAACATCGGTGAGCTCGTTATACTGCTGATGCATTTTACTAAGCTGCGTCATACGATCTTCCGCGGCTCTTTTATTTGACCACGCGACATCACGGGCTTCTTCAGCCTTTGCCAGCTCCAGCTCAGCTTCATACAGTTTATTGACCATCTCCTGCTGGGTCGCAACCTGGGCATCTATGATCATCTGGCGCTGCTTTGCTTTGATCAGTGCTTCAACTTGTTCAGTTGTCTTGTTAATGCTCCCTGTCTCTTCATCGTACGCATCCGCAAGTTCCGGAATGAACTGAGACAATTCCTGAACCAGCGTACGCATCTCATAACGCTGGGTATTACTTTTATCTTCAATCTCATTCAGTTTGATCAGCCTGTCGCCGAGTGCGCCAATCACGGCAGACTGGTTTACCGTCTCCGAGATATATGCATTTGCTGCATCCCGTGTATTATTAAGGTTGTCCGCAGCTTTCTGAACCTGGTCGATATATTTCTGCAGGCCGGACACATCCGGATCAAGTGTCATAGCGTCGATCGCATCACCCGATTCCAGGATCTTATCCAGATAATCCTGCAGGCCGGTCGGGTCGTCTGTAGCCAGATCCATGACGTTCAGCGTCGGAGAGATCGTAATACCGTCCGCTTCCTCCTGCGCATCTCTGATCGCCTGCATATAGTCGTCCAGCGGCTGCGTGTTGGGCGACAGAGCATCGGTAATGCTGTTCAGCGTCTGTGTCCCAAAGTCGACGATGCCCGTGAGTGCTCCGGAGAACTTCTCATAGGCAGCAATCCCGAGACCTTCCGCTGCGGATCCGAATTCTGTCATGGCGCCTTTCAGGTTGTCCTGCATGACGCCGGCCATCTTTTCCGCAGCACCGGTACTGTTTTCAATCGCAGATGAGAGCTTGTCGAAGTCACCCTGCTCCGCGTTCATCAAAGCCAGGAAGCCAGACAGTGCATTCTGCCCGGCAATGGTTTTGGCATAGTTGGTCTGCTGTTCCTGGGACAGACCGTTCCATGCGGCGCGCATATCCACAAGAACATCCTTGAAGTCCCTCATGGAGCCGTCTGACTTATAGAACTGGACACCCAGCTTTTCTGTCAATGTACCGAGAGCGCCCAGCTTTGTCGAGGATGCTCCCGCGTCGGTGGCCAGTCTTGTGAAGATGGACCGGAGCGCGGTACCTGCCTGTGTTCCTTTAATACCCGCATTTGCCATCAGGCCTGCGGCAATAGAAACATCTTCCAGTGTGTATCCAAAGGATCCGGCTACGGCTCCAGCATATTTGAAAGTCTCACCCAAGAGGGAGACGTTCGTGTTCGAATTGGTCGAGGCAGCTGCCAGTACGTCAGCCATGCGGCCGGCTTCCTCCGCAGACATACCGAATGCCGTCAGGTCATCGGTAACGATGTCGGAAGTAGTCGCCAGCTCTTCTCCGGAAGCAGCTGCCAGATTGAGGATGCCATCAACACCGGAGATCATCTGC